GACTGGGACTGTCCTCTTAATATTGGTGGGTGTCTTGCCGTTTGTATTTTTACTGGGCTCCCTGTTCCTGAAATCGCTAGAGGAGCCTTCGGACTAGAAAGAGACCAACAAGAGGGTTTATTTGAACTTTCTAGATTATGTGTTGATCCAGAACTTCAGAAAGAAGAGTATAATATTACTTCTTGGTTCGTCAGTCGCTGTATCAAGAGGTTTAGACGAGATGCGAATGTTCGCGCTATTCTTAGTTATGCTGACTCTGCTCACCATAGCGGAATCATTTACAGAGCTTGCAATTTTACATACTATGGATTAACAGATTCAAAGAAAGACTTCTATTTTGCTGATGGAACAAAGCATTCCCGTGGTTCCGTAAAAGGTGCTGATGGAGAATGGAGAGACAGAACTAGGAAGCATAGATATTTGATGGTTTTTGACAAAAAGTTAGAGGTCTTGTGGGAACCAGAAAAATATGCTACTATATAAAGTATCCGTGTGAAGGAAGTGCTTTCTGTGCTAATCATTACCTCCCTTAGGGGAGGTTTTTTTATGGATAAATAATCCATAACAAGAACTATAGTGCAATAAGATGGGTCTTTCCAGATTAGATAATTTTCTGAAGTCTACCCGTGGAACCATTCTCTATGTTGATCCTAGTAGTCTGGATGCTACAGACAGCGTAGAAAATACGGGCAATTCATTAACTCGCCCCTTCAAGACGATTCAGCGTGCTCTGATTGAGTCTGCCAGATTTTCCTATCAGAGAGGATTAGATAACGATAGATTTGGTAAGACCACTATTTTGTTATATCCGGGTGAGCACATTGTCGATAATAGACCTGGATTAGTTCCTTTTGACACAGATTCATATTATTTTAGAAATGGTGGAACAACGAGTGATCTTCCTCCATTTGACATTAATTCAAATTTTGACTTAGATTCTCCAGATAACGAGTTATATAAACTTAATAGTATTCATGGTGGAGTTATTCTACCCAGAGGTACGTCTATTGTTGGTCTTGATTTAAGAAAAACCAGTATTAGACCAAAGTATGTTCCTGACCCAACTAATGATAATATTGAAAGATCTGCTCTTTTCAGATTAACAGGGGCTTGCTATATCTGGCAGTTCTCAATGTTTGATGGTAACCCAAATGGTGTTGTCTATAAAGATTATACTACTAACACCTTTGTTCCTAACTTCTCCCACCACAAACTGACCTGCTTTGAGTATGCAGATGGTGTTAATGATGTTGATATCAATGACGCTTTCTTGACATACTCTGCATCAGGAAGAACTGATCTGGACATGTATTATGAAAAAGTTGGATTGGTATATGGACAGGCATCTGGTCGTCAAATCTCTCCAGATTACCCAAGTGCTGGTCTTGATATTCAACCAAAAATCGATGAATATAGAATTGTTGGACCAACTGGTGGTAATATTGAAATAGATTCAATTAGTTCCACTGGAACAACTGTAACAGTAAATCTAAAAACTGCTGCCACAGGATTAGAAGTTGATACTCCCTTCAGAATTCAAGGCATTTCTGCAACTGGTTATAATGGACAATATGTTGTCTCAGAAAAATTGAGTTCAACCTCTATCACATATTCTGTTCAAAATGCACCATCAGTTTCAAATCCATCAGCAACTGGTGCAACTTTATCACTTTCCTCTGATACTGTAACCTCCGCATCTCCATATATTTTTAACGTATCATTGAGATCCGTATTTGGTATGTGCGGTGTTCTTGCTGATGGTGCAAAGGCAACTGGATTCAAATCCATGGTTATTGCACAGTTCACTGGTATTGGACTGCAAAAAGATGATAATGCCTTTGTTCTCTATAACCAAGACACTCCATCTACTGGTGTGTATGACGATAATAGTAAATCAGGTAATGAAACAATTAGTTCTAACTCTAGAGCAAGATATAAACCTGATTACAGGAACTTCCACGTAAAAGTAACAAATAACTCATTTATTCAGGCAGTTTCAATCTTTGCTATTGGATATGCAGAGCACTTTGTAACTGAAAATGGTGGTGATATTTCACTGACCAACTCTAACTCCAACTTCGGTGCAAATGCACTGACATCTTCTGGATTTAGAGAAGAGGCATTTGCTCAAGACAACACTGGATATATTTCTCACGTCTATCCACCAAAAGAAATTCCTCTGACAGAATCCTCTTTTGAATTTAGTCCTATTGATGTTGAAAAGACTGTTGGACTATCATCAACTGGATTCTTATTTGCATATGGATCATCAAACGAAGATGTACCACCAGAAAATGTCATTGAAGGTTTTAGACTTGGTGCAAGAGCAAATGACCAATTAAGAGTTCTGATTCCTCAAGATGGTGTTACTAATGAATATACTGCTAGAATCGTCATGGATGGTTCTACATCAACTGATGGACACGCAGTTGCAGAATCTAGTTCAGAAAAATCATTTAATGTTAGAAGAAGTGCATCAGGAATAAACAGTGTTGGTACTAATAGTGATGGTAATACTGCTAATGTAATTACTTTAGAGGGAGCTCACAACTTCATCAATGGAGAAACGGTTCGTGTCATCGGTGAAACGGGTCAGATTCCTGATGGATTGGAGGCAAATACTGTTTATAATGTAATTACCTCATCCACTTCCTCTGGAATTACTACAAACACTAACATCAAACTCGCTAAGACTCTCAATGATGCATTAAATGATAATGAACTGACTCTTAACGGAAATGGTGGATTACTGAAAGTTGTAAGTAGGGTATCTGACAAAAATTCTGGAGACATTGGTCACCCAGTTCAGTATATTGGAACTGGAACTACCACTGGATGGTACGTTAATGTCTCTACTGCTTCCACAGAGAATACCATTTACTCCACATTGGTTGGATTGGGAACTACTGCACTTGGTGCTGCGACTCCTAGAACATTTATTAAAAGAAGAAATGATAATAGAGAATCCAATGATACTCTGTATAGAGTAAGATACGTTATTCCAAAAGATGGTTCTGCAACTGCAAGACCTCCCGTTGAAGGATTTATTTTACAAGAAACTAGTACCTCTATTGGATCAACTAGTGAAATACCGAAGTACTTTGGTGCAGGTAATCTTGCAAATAGAAATGACTTAAGAAACTTTAAACTTATTGCAAATGCAGAGTGGTCTTCAAATGTTGTCACAATTACAACAGAACTTCCACACCAATTGTCTGTTGGATCTGAAGTACAGGTGGTTAATGTCAAGAGTACAAACAATACTGCTGCAACTCAGAACTCTGGATTTGATAGAAATCTTACCGTAGTAAGTGTTCCCAACTCAAAGCAGTTTACTGCTGCTCTGACTGTAGATCCAGGAACATTTACCAATGATACGACGGTAAGAGACGTAAATCTCCCTTACTTTAGAAGAGTAAAATATAATGATACTTACTATGTCTATAGAATTGCTGAATCTCAGAAATATATTGCTGGAGATCAAGATGGTGTCTATTACCTGACTCTTCTTAATGCATCCAACAAACCAACTGTTACACCATTTACTGAAGAGAAATATTCTCAACCAGTCAAGAGAATGTTCCCTCAGACTGATAGAGATAATCCTATCTCTGATCCAAAGTCCTCTCAGTGTTTTGCAGATTCTGCTACGATTGGACTTGTTGAAATCAACGATCCAAGAAATAGTGTAACAAGAGAAACTATTGATAAGTTTGTCAGAGATGCTGATGTTGGTGTTGGTATCACGGATATCCAATCTTTAACTGGAACTGCTCACACAATCCATACTACTATTGATCATGGATTAAATAGAATCTTGAAAGTTGATATCAATAGTGGTGGAGCTGACTATGGAACTGGTGGTGGATCAGTAGAAACATATTACAATGCAAATCTTGTTTCTATTGGATCATCTACAACTGGATCTAATGCAACTGCAAAAGTTACGGTAAGTGCTGCTGGAACCATTAGTGCATTAACCATAATGGATGGTGGTAGTGCATATGGTATTGGCAACACAATGCATATCACTGGAATCACTACAAGTGGAACTGGTCATACTCCTGCTGTCGTAGAAGTACAAGCAATCTATAATAACGTAGGTGATGTAATCAGAGTTTCTGGAGTTTCTTCAGAGTTTAATGCCGATTATAATGATCTTTATCGCATTACAGGTATTAACACAGGGTCAGATAAGCAATTTAACGTAAGTTCTGCCTCTACTATTACAAATATTTCAAGTACAGTAGGTTCTACTCTTACTTCTAATGCACATTTGTATTTGACTGGAGAATCTATCAAGGTCAGTAGTTTTACATACGACTCCACCTCTGGAGTTGCTACTGTCAATACATCCTCAGCACATGGATTGAGAGTTGACAATAAGATCAGAATTACTGGTGCAGGAAATACTGCTTATAACGGATCTTTTGTTGTTACTGAAAATGTAACTCAAACCAGATTTAAGATTAATATTGGTGTTGGAACCGAATCTCCAACTGAGTCCAGTTCTAATATTTTTGCACTTCCTGAAGGATTTGCATCTCAAAATGGCAGTGTAACTGTTAATAATGAGAATACTGGTGGAAGAATGATTGCTCCTTATGCAGGAATAACCACAACCCTTTCTGGTGCTATTACAGACGCGACCAATAAGGTTTTCCCAATCCGTGATCTTAATAATAGTGGAAGTGATATCAGAATTGGCGATTATCTGCAAATTGATGATGAAATTGTAAGAGTTCAAAATACTGTAGCACCTACTGATGCTTCTGTAACAGTCTATCGCGGTGTTCTTGCAACAAAAGCAACGACTCATGCACTTGGTGCAGTAGTCAAGAGAGTCAAACCATTTACTTCAGAACTCAGAAGGCACTCCATCATCCGTGCTTCTGGTCATACGTTTGAATATGTTGGATTTGGTCCAGGTAACTACTCTACTGCATTCCCAGATAAGCATGATAGAGCAATCTCTAATGATGAAGAACTCTTAGCACAGTCTAATAAGAGAGAGGGTGGAATTAACTTCTACACTGGTATGAATGATAAGGGTATTTCATACTCTGGTAATAAGAAGTTAAGTACGATTACAGGTAGAGAAGAAATCTTCGATACTCCTGTAAGAACAATTACTGGTGAGGATATTCTTACTGAACCAGCAATTAATGTTGTTACTCCTGTTGAGGGTATATTTGCGAGATCAATTAAAGTTGAAGGTGGTCCAGACAATACCACAATATCCGAATTCAATGGTCCTATTGTTGTTAATAATAAGGTAACTGTTAATTCTGCGAATGGATTAGAAACAAATACCCTGTTCGTTCAGGGTGATGCAACTGTCTCTAGAAACTATACTGTTGGAATTTCTGCTCCAGTATTGGCAGGAAACCCAGGTAACGTAATCTGGAAGGCAAATCCAGAACAAGGTGGAACTTGGGGTTATGTTTATACAACAGATAATGCCTGGCGTGCGATGGGTCCAATCAGTTTGGACAGAGATCTGAGAATATTTGTATTTGATAAAGTTGGAGTTGGAACAACTACACCAGGTTTAAATACACTTCAAGTTGGATCTGGAACCAGTCTGTTTGCTGTAGATGGTGATGGTGTTGGTATTGGAACTACTGCAAATGGATATAAACTTAACGTTGAAGGTGATACTTTTATTGCTGGTGTTATAACTGCTACTAAGTTTGATGGTGATGGATCTTTACTTACCAGTGTAAACGTATCTGCCGCTGGTTGGACTAACATAACTGGTTCGGATGCTATTCTGTATAACACCGATCTGAATGAGGTTGGTATTGGAACATCAGTTGGTACCGGATCCGACCTGACAATTGGTGAGGTTGGTGCTGCTGGAACTTCCTTGTTTGTTAATGGTCAAGCAAGATTTGCTGGTATTGTCACTGCGAATAATGTAATAGTTACTGGATTTACCACAGTTACTGGTGATTATGCGATTGAAAACACTGGTGGTCAGATTATCGCAGGGATTGTTACCACAACTGATCTGGTTATTGGTACTGCTCTTACTACATCTAGTAACCAGATTGGTCTTGGAACAGGAACACCAAGAGCATTGTTAGATGTTCAAGGTGTATTGAGAACAACTGCACTTGCTGAGCATGTAGATAGTGGTCTTGATATAACTGGCACATCACCAAACCGTAAGGTAATTCTTGACCTTGCTAGATCTAGTGTATTTGAAGTAGAGGTTGATGATGATGTTGATGTATTTGAATTGCAAAATCCACCAACTGATGGAGGAACATTCACACTCAAGATCACTCAGAACAGCACTGGAGGACACACCGTTGATGTTGATTCATTCAAGGATCTAAATCTGACTAGTCCGATACCAGTTTATTGGCCAGGTGGAGTTGTTCCAACGGTAACAACAACTGCAAGTAGAACTGATATCTATTCGTTCAAGTTCTTTGATGGATCTTCGATTACAACTGTCGGTCTCTATGGTGTAATTGGAGGTCAAAACTTCGCATGAGTCCTTTATTTCCTAATATTCAATCTACACTGGACCTTAACGGTCCAGTTCTGTCATTCTCTACTCAACCTGTCGGCACTTCCTGTAGCGTAGCATCAGGAATTGCCACTTTTATTGGTATAGCAACAGCAACATTCCCAGATACACAAACTGAGAGAGACACTAATACTGGAACAGTAACACATCAATGGTACAGTGGAACAACTGCCTTATCTGATGGAACAACTAGTGGAGTAACTATAACTGGATCTGCAACAACAACTTTAACTCTATCAGGTTTAACTAGTCCATTACCTATTAGTGGGCAAGTTTTTGTGCAAGCAGGGTATGATCCAAATGATTTATCGCCAAATGCTATTAATGAACCAATAAATTCTGATGATGCAACTCTTACAGTATTTCCAACCATTTCGATTGACACTCAACCACAAGATGCTACTGTTGTTGAGGATATTGAGACATCATTCTCTGTTGATGCATCAACAACAGATGGAAGTGATTCTGATTTAAGTTATCAGTGGTATCTAAACGGCGGTGAAATATCTGGAGCAACCTCATCAACACTTTCTATCACTAGACCAGATCCTGGTTTGGATAGAGTTTATTGTTCAGTATCTCATCCTACAGCACAACCAGGAATCGTAACAACAACTAAAGCAAAATTAGATGTTGCTTCTGCAAGAACATACATTACATGGGAATTGATTGGAAATGGTTCTGTGCAAGGAACAGGTGCAAGAGATATAGCATCTTCAGGAGAATTTACTCAAAGAGCAAGAGCAGATCTCAATTCTAGAATCTTACAAATCTTCTCTCCTGAAAAAGATGTTGATGTGAAAATAACATTAGGTGGCGCGGCAGGAGCTCTTAGGAATGGTAATCGTGGTGGAGAAGGTGGTATCTCTGTATTTAAAATGACATTGGTAAAGAATACCGAATATACTGTAAAGTTAGGTATTAATGATACGAATGGAGGCGGTGGTGGTCCTAGAGGTGGTAACAATGGTGGTGGTGGATTAGCAGTAATATATGAAAAAGCAAAAGTGATCGCAGTCTGTGGTGGAGGAGGTGCTGGTGGATCTGGCGGAAGAGGTGGAGATGGTGGTGGATGTAATGTAAAAGGACAACCAGGTGGTGGAGGAGGTGCTGGTGGAGAAAAGATAGATATTGATGCACTTCCTACAAAAGGAATGAACCAAGCTCAGGAAGATGCTGGTGATCCGAATTTTGAACAAAATCAAGCTCCTAATTCTAGTGGAAGTGGGAGATTAAGTGGATGTACGATTGGAGGAACATCTTTTAGAAACTTTGAACCTTGTGAAGATATAGGAACAGGAGTGGTGTTCCGCAATAATGCTGGAGATACCATGTCAAGCACTACCAAAACTAGTACTGGTGATATCACTAGAGGATACAAAGCAGGTCAAGGACACCGTAATAATGGTGGTGCAGGAAGTGGCAATGGTGGTGGCGGTGGTGCTGGTGCTAGAGGTGGTGTAGGAAGTAATAATGGTGGTGGAGGTGGTGCTTCTGGATATATTGTATCTGGTGGGTTAGGTGGAGAGGTAAAACTTCTCTCCAGCACTACTCTTAGAGATGGAACACAATCTGGTGGTAATACTGGTGTTGCATTTATTTCTGTAGAAGCATACAATGCAAGTGATGATCATACTCCATTGATTCCACCTATAAATCCTGAAAATACAGAAAAAACTGTTGAATTCTATGTATCAAGAGATGCTGGTGATAGCAATACTGTTACTTTCACGAAACGAAGTGGAACTGGTCCCAATCAAATTACCTTTGGTCCAAATGGTGGGTATAATGTAACGGCTCAGATAGGTACTGGTGCTGTTTATGAAAGAACAAGTTTCAGTGCTTCGGGTGGAAGAGGATTGTCATTTAGATTATCTGGCATTACTTTGGAAGTAGATGATAATTTTGATAGTGACTTTACTGATTTGAGAATCACTCCTAGGCAGGGGAGATTCACAAGTGATTCAAGGTGGGCAGCGGACTGGTAGTTGTATAAATAAACATATAAAAATAAGCGGGGGAGAGTGAACCCGAATGGCAGTCAATAAGAATTTTGTCGTTAAAAACGGGTTGGAGGTCAGTACCGACCTCATTCTTGCTAATGCCGATACAACTCAAGTCGGTATTGCAACGACAGCTCTAGAATACACTCTCCATGTAAATGGTGGGATAGGTGCTACTGACTCTTATGTCACTGGCGTCTCCACTGTAGTTAGTGGATTAAATGTTGGTGCTGGAGGCACTAACTTTATTGTTGATCCAACCATAGGAATTGGATCTGTAGGTGTAGGAACCGCATCTCCCGCATATTTACTTGATGTTCGTTCGTCAGTTTCCACTGGACAAACAGCACTTTATGTTCAAGGTGATGTCAGAGTCACTGGTGATCTTAACGTTGATGATATCACTTTTGATGATGCAACACTGGAAGACTTAACAGTCACTAAGACTATTAATGTTACTAGTGATGGAACTCTTAATGTTACTGGAATCACTACCCTTGCCTCATCTGGTGGTATTACAACCACTGGTGGGGATCTTTATGTTGGTGGTGATTTATACGTCCATGATGATATTGTATATGATGAAGTAACTGGTAGAAACCTTAATATTACAGGTGTTGCTACCATTGCAACATTAAATGCAGGTCACGTCGGTGTTATAACTGCATCATCAGTTGATGTAGCGGGTCTTACGACCACAAAAGATCTTTTAGTTACTGGTGTTACTACATCAACTGACAAAGAGATTTATAACCAGTTTGATATTACTAATAATGCATCAGGTGCATATGAGTTTGCTGCAACTGGTATTGGATTTACTGAAGCAACAGATAATCCTACCCTTTATCTGACGAAAGGAAAGAATTATCGTTTTTCTGTAAATGCATCTGGACATCCATTCTACATTAAAACTGTCAATTCCACTGGAACTGGCAATGCATATGGAGATGGCGTAACTAATAACGGTGCCGCAGTAGGGATCATTACCTTTAAGGTTCCTTATAATGCACCTGATATCTTATATTATAACTGCTCAAACCACTCTTCAATGAACGGAGAAATCCGTATTGGAGGGGCAGGTGCTGGCGTCGGTGTTGGTTCTGAAGGAACTTTCATTGGTGTAGGTGCAACAATGATTGACTTTAAATCATCAAATGGCAATAATACTGTTGACCTTTCAGCAGGTATTGCAACTGTAACGGTTCAAACCGGGGTTTCACTTGGTCTCGCAATCGCTCTTGGCGGTTAATTTAATAAATACTCATAACACTTAAAGGAAGATGGCAGAAGCTTTTTCAAATGCAATAGCAAGAGCAGCGGGGATTGTGACCACTTATAGTGGTAGCACAGTTGCAGCAGGAAGCACAGCAATCACTGTTACTGCTAACACCGGTATTGGTGTTTCTGACTTGATTGACAATGCAAACTTTATTGCTGGAACGAAAGTTCATTCTATTGACGGAACCACGATTTATGCTGATCGTACCTCTACGAACTCAGCAAGTGCCACTAGTCAGACTGTAAGATTTCTTGGAGCGACGACGGCATATACCTCACCTTCTGCTACGAAGAGTATTATCATTGGTGGAACATTTGCAAATAATACAAGTAACTCCGTTAATTTGACGGTTGAAATTTACGATAGCAGTGTTGGAGTTACTTCAACGGGATCTGTTGCAATCGCAAGTAAGATTCCTATTCCTGCTGGAAGTTCTTTCGTTATCTCTGATACAGGTAAAACCCTATTGGAAAGTGGAGATCAACTTGCCATTTATTGTGATTCTGAAAACGCAATTGACGCAAGTCTTAGCATTTTGACAGGAGTTAGCTAATGCCAGATAGAAACGGTTATATCGGAAGAGCACCTGCTGACTCAGCGGTCACAGTTGCAAGACAATCTTTTAATGTTAGTGGAGTTACAACAGACTTCACTTTCAGTTCTGGATATGTTCCAGGTTATTTTGATATCTACATCAATGGTGTAAAACAGATCGAAGGAAGTGATTACACTTCCTCAGATAGTTCTACATTTCATATCTTAAATGGTGGTGCCGATGATGGCGATGTCATTGAAGCAGTTGCATATAAAGCATTTAACGCCGCGGCTGTTGTTTCTACTGCAGCAGATCTTACCGTTTCTGGAAACTTAACAGTAAACGGAACTTCCACACTTGGAGCAGGAACATCAGTTTCTTTTGCGACAACCGCATTTAATCTTAGTGGTAGTCCTGACATCACTGTTAGAAATATCACTGGTGTTGGTGCAACTTTTTCTGGTGTTGTAACTTACGAAGACGTTACCAACGTTGATTCTGTTGGTATTGTAACTGCTCGTTCTGGTCTTGTTGTAAATGCTGGTGGTGCTAATATTGGTGGCGGACTCACAGTTACTGGAGTTTCCACTTTCTTTAATAATGTTCAGTTTGGTACTGCTGGTGTTGGTGGAACAATCACCCCAGATGGTAATGTAGAATTTACTGGTATCGTAACAGCATCTGATGGTAGATTAATTGCTGGTGTTGGTATCAACTCTGCTGGAGCAATAATTGGAACTGGTATTACAACACTTAACTTTATTGGCACAGGTAACACCTTTGCAGTAAATGGAACCACAATGGACATCAGCATTCAAGGTGGTAGTGGTAGTGGTGGTGGAGATTCTCTTGATGTTACTGCATCATTATTCATCTAAATAAAGGAAAAACAGTAAGATGGCGCTCAAAAAGACACAGTTATTGGATATTACATCAGTCACTGGAATTGCAACAGTTGGAATCTTAACTGTCGGAGTGACTGAAACTGCTGGTGGTGTTGGAATTGCATCCACCACTTATGTAAAGAACATTATAATACACAACACTGGTGTGGGAACTGCTAGAGTTTCTGCATATATTAATCCTAACACTACTCCAGTTACAGGATATGGTGTTACGGTAAATAGATTTTTAAGGATTGATGTTGCACCAAACGAAACAACATTCTTTGAATCAACATATCCAATTGTATTGACAAATAGGGATAGTCTTTCGGTTGAAGTAAATGCACCAGATGAGGGTGGAACTGGTATTGGTTCTGCCGTGAACTTCATCGTCAATGGCGACACGGATGTCTGATCATGGGTATTAAAGGTTTTAATCAGAGCGGACCAAGTTTTATCAACAAATTTGGTAGAGCTGCTAGTGGAGATTCAACCGGACTTGATGCTGCAAATACTGCTCCTGATGGTTCAGTAACTCCAATGGCAGCAACTGGTGGTGTCATTAGTGATTACACGGAACCTGGTGGAAACATTTATAGAGCACATATTTTTACAGCATCAGGCACTTTTACGGTAACAGAAGTAGGAGAAGGAGGTCCTACTTCAGATGCAGTAGAATATCTCGTTATTGCTGGTGGCGGCGGCGGTGGTGCTGAAGGAAGTCAAAGAGGTGGTGGTGGAGGTGCCGGTGGATATAGAACAAATGTCCCCACCCCAATCGGTCCTGGAAACCATACTACCACTAATCCATTTCCAGTAGCAGTAGGTTCATACAACATTATTATTGGTGCTGGAGGTGGAGGGGGACACAGCGCAGGAGGTTCTGATGGAGGAGATTCACAGCTTGGTCCACCATCACTTGCAGAAAGAATCATATCCAACGGTGGAGGTGGAGGAGGACAAGGAAGTCAAGATAGTCCTCCTGCAAACGAAGGTAGACCTGGTGGTTCAGGTGGTGGTGGCGGTTCTACTGCTAGTCCAAGTGCCACCGAACCTGGTGGTTCTACATTAGCAGTAACAACACCATCTCCATGGCCTGGACCATCTACTCAAGGTTTTGCTGGTGGTAATGGACAACACGTTAGTGGTAGTTGGGCTGCTGGTGGTGGCGGCGGTGGTGCTGGTGAAGCAGGTAAAGCAGGCGCAAATCCAAATACCAATAGTAGTCATGGTGGTGATGGACTGAGTAACTTAATCGCTGGACCAACTAATACTGGCGTAGGTGTGGCAAATCCAACGTCACCAGGTAGATGGTTTGCTGGTGGTGGTGCTGGTATTCACTTTTCTCCTGGAACTGGCACAGGTGGTGCTGGTGGTGGAGCATCTACAAATTATCCTGGAAATGGAGGTCGTGGAGTTGATGGCACTGGCGGCGGTGGATCAAGTGGAGCACAGGGCGGACAAGGTGGTTCTGGTATTATAATTGTTCGTTATCAAATCGGATCAGTATCAGATGCAAAAGCAACTGGTGGTAATATCAGTTTCCATGGTGGAAAGACGATTCATACTTTCCTCAGTTCTGGATCTTTTATAGTAGCTTCTAGTGAAATTCCTTCCGCAGAAGTAGTTGTCGTCGCAGGTGGTGGTGGTGGAGCAGGATTTGGTGGACAAGGATGGGGTGGTTCTGGTGGTGGTGGTGCTGGTGGCATGTTAGTGCATCCAGGTAGACCATTTGCTGCTTCAACTACATATCCAATAGCTGTTGGAAGTGGTGGTGTAGGTGGTCAAGGTCCAGGTATTAATAATGGTCGAAGAGGTACTGATGGAACTAACAGTGTATTAACCGATCCATCATCGCCAGGAACTATCACTGGAAATGGCGGTGGTGGCGGTGGATGCCAGAGTAACGATGTTCCATCTGACGGAAGAAATGGTGGTTCAGGTGGTGGCGGTGCTGGTGGTGGTAATCCTCCAGCTGGATCTGGTGGTACTGCAAACCAAGGCAATAGTGGTGGTGCAACTGGATATGGTTTTAATGGTGCTGCTGGTAAATCATCACCTACTTATCAAGGTGCTGGTGGTGGTGGTGCAGGAACTGGTGGAAGCGGTAGTACCGGTAATGGTGGATACGGAAGACAACTACCAACATCATTTAGAGACCCTGATAGCACAGTAGGTGATCCTGGAACATATGGTGATGGAACTGCTCCAACACCTGGTGGATTCTGGGTTGCTGGTGGTGGAGGTTGTGGAGATCCAAATTATCCAGGTACAGGAGGAACTGGTGGTTCTGGTGGAGGTGGAAAAGGAACAGGTCCTTGGACAACTTCGCCTGCCACACAACCTTATGTTGAGAATATTATGGGTAAGGTAAATACTGGTGGAGGTGGAGGAGGAATGAATGCACAAGCTAGATCTCCACTATATGTTGGTAATGGTGGTTCAGGTATCATTCTTATCGCATACGATACAGATTGATAAATAACCAAAGGATTGCTATAATCCTAAATATCTAAAACAACTAGTCAAAGTATAAAAGATGGCTCATTTTGCACAATTAGATTCAAACAATGTGGTAACCCAAGTCATTGTTGTGGGCAACGATGACACATCCGACTCCAATGGAACTGAAGTGGAAAGCATCGGTGTTGCTTTCTGTCAAAAACTCCTTGGTGCTGAAACCAACTGGAAGCAGACCTCTTATAATGCTAATATGAGAGGCAACTATGCTGGTATTGGTTATACCTACATGAGTAATGTTGCTACTCTGGGTGTTGGTTCTACTGACATCTTTATTCAGCAGCAACCATATCCTTCTTGGACGGTTAGCACCACAGAAGCACAGTGGGCTCCACCATCAACTCCTGGTGCAGCACCTGCACTGACTGATGAACAGATTGCAGCAGGTTCTTATTACACCTGGAATGAAAGTAATTATCAATCAGACCCAGCAACTGCATGGGTTCTGACTACACCCGAATAAATCACAAGGAGGGCAACCTCCTTTTTTTATTGACATAAATAACTAAAAAAATAAAATGCGATGGCAATAGGCAATCCTATAACATTAACAAATAACGTTGCATCTAAAGTTATTAGTGTAACTGCAACTGACGGACAAACGTCTTTTACGGTTACTGGCGGTTATCGCATCAATCAACTTATTGTTCTTCGTAATGGTGTTCAACTCTCTCAGAGTTCGGACTTTACTGCTAATGATGGATCGACGGTAACATTATTATCTGCAGCAAATGAAGGTGACACAGTTCAGTTTCATGTGTTTGATGATTTTAGAGTTGCTGATGCAATTCAAACAAATTCAAGCACACAAACGATTAATGGTGAACTAAATGTCACTGGTGGTATTAATGTTGGTATCCAATCAGCAGGAACAAA